TTAACAATATAATCAAATCATTTCCGCTTATCCTTGTCTCCAGTGTGCCACCTACGCCCATGTCTCCCATCATTGATTTTAACTTTGATAGAGGTGCAATAACTTCCGGGTCAACTCGACTATTTTTGTTATCTCCTACCATTGCCATAGTTGGCCCGTATGCCAAGCCTCCCTCAGCTAACTTTGGAGCTGACAAACTATTTTTAACTAAAGTACCTAAAGCAACAAGCGCAATACCACCAGCAATAGCAATGGCAGGATTTAAAGATTTAAGAGCCGTTTTAATACCTAATGCTGCTATACCTACTTGTATAGCTAATTTACCAAAACTAATAACTGCCTCAGCAACTGGACGTAAAAAAGATTTTACATCAAAACCAGCTCCACTTAATGCGTTACCTAATTGTTCGCCTAAACCTACGGCTAAATCATTTAATGCACCTTCTATTATATTTTTTAAACCTGTGTTTAAATCTTCTAATCCTTTTTTTAGTAATTCTATTTTTTCATCTGTAACTTGTATTGCTTTCCCAGCGGCAGTCTGAGCAACTGTAAAAGCGTTAGTTTCGTCTTTTGCCTTTTCTGTTTCAGCAGTAACACTTTTTAACTGTTCGGGTAATTTACCAATTGTAGGTAATAAATTTGTAGGTGATAATGTTTCATTTTTTGGTTGTGTAGTTACAAGGCCACCGCCTCCTCCGCCTGGTGTTGTTGTAGTTGTGGTTGTTGTAGTAGTAGGTTCAGTTGGTGTAACAATAGTACCAGCCTTTTTACTTACGGTAAACAATGAAGCAAGTTTGCCTTTTAAACTATCAACTGTATCTCCAATACTTTTAAACTCTGTAGCTACTATTCTTTGTTCCTTTTGATAAGATGTTAAACCATCAAGATTAAATAAATTTAATCCTAATGCTTTCTGTAGATAATCAATATTTTTTAAAACATTAGCTACTCCTTCCATTACGGAGTTTTTAATGTTTATCCAAATGTTTTTAAATCTATCTGTGAAGGCTTGCCAGTTATCATAAACATATAATGCAATAGCACCAATAGCAGCAATTAAGGCAGTAACTACTAAAATCATTGGATTGGCAGCTAAATAGCTAAATGCTTTACTTATATTTCCTATTGCTTGTACTATTAATTTTGAGGCTCCTGCTAAAGCACCGTATGTACTTATTAATTTTCCTACTATAAATATAATGGGCCCGATAGATGCAGCCACTAAAGCAGCCTTAACTATAAAGCCTTGGACTTCTGGTGTAAGATTTTTAAATCCATCTACTAAACCTTGAATATATTTACTTAAACTTTCTGCAACGGCTTGTAAATTTAATGATTCGTTTATAGCCTTGCCAAACTCAGCCAAAGATGCCGTTACATTATCTTTTAAATTATCAAATGTATTCCCTAATCCACCTTGCGCCCTTTCTAACTTTGCTAATGCAGATACAGAGCGCGTAATAAAATCTTCACTACTTACACCTATTGCGTTTATTCCTTCCGCAGTCACCGTTCCAAATTCCTCTTTCATTACTCTGGCAAACTCCGGTAGCCTTTCTTTTATCTGATTAAGGTCTTCCTGTGTAACTTTACCAACCGCGCTTATCTGACTTAAAGCTAATGTAACTCCGCTAAACTGTTCTGCACCTCCTCCCGATCTCGCTACCGCATTACCAAACTGTGTTATAGTTTCCCTTGCAGCATCGGCAGACATTCCTACTGATTGTAAAGAGGCAGAAGCCTGTACAACTTGAGGCAATGCAAGACCAGGATTCTCAGCAACTTTACGCAACTTATCCAACTCTTCCTTTGCTCCTTCACTTGTACCCATAATGGCAATCAATCCATTCTCCAACTTCTCCATGTCGGCAAATGCTTTCAATGAAGCTGCACCGACACCAAGTAAAGGCAGAGTTAATGACTGTGTCATAGTGCTGCCGATAGATTGCATTTGTCCGCCAAATCTTGACATCGCACGCTCAACCTTGCCAAGTTCTTTTTCAAGATTACTTACATCAATGCCAAGTTTTAAATTCAGTTTACCTAATGCCATTATTTACTCTTTATCCCATTTGTCAAAAATTGACTTGTCAACTTCTGTCAAACTTCTTTTAGTTGGTTTTGGATTATCTGTCTCCCAAGGAAATTCAATCAAATCTTTAGGCTTAATTGATTTGCCTTTTGCCGTATGAACATTTAATAAAAGTGTTGTTTGCCATCTGGCTCTTTCCCACTCAAATTGCTGCTCTATTTCAAATTGATTATTATAACCTTGCATGGCAATAATAACCTCTCTTAGTGTCATCTCATAGTATTGCGGAGGGGAAAATCTTAATACTCCAAAACAAAAACGCTCAATATAATCAAGAGTTAATTCTGCTCCTCCGCTATCTCGTTTTTTCTTTCCGGATCTTCTGGTACTGAAATCTCATTTGTTATCAGCTCCGTTATCCTGTTTATCCCTCCCTTATCCAAATCTACTAAGTCGCAAAACTTTTCTAAGGTATATGGGCACTTCTCTCCCTTTGCCTTGTAACCTGCCTGTACACCTGCAAAGGCAAGTTCAAGAGCAAATAGGAGGTCTTCGCCAAGGAGGGAGAGGTCACTTAATTTAAGGTTCCTCTCCCTTAAAAATGTACCTAAAACGAACATACCAAACTTAACTGGTATGTCCGCATTAGCTATTTTTATTGTTTTCATTTTAGGTAATTTTTAATTTTAAGATTTAACAGTCTTTGTAATAGCACCAGTAACTTCAAAAGAAGCTGAGTAGCTTGTATTTTCTTCTACGGCTGCGTTTAAATCCAATGATGTACAAATGGCTTGCATAGTAAACACATTATCTCCGCTCACATCGGTAGTAAACTTAATAGTCAATGCAGTACCACTAATTAAGTCGGTAAAAAGATCGTCAAACAAGTAGTTTGTAGATGAATCACCAGGACCGGCATACAATGCCTCAGTAGAAAGTGTGCCGGATAACTGACCTTTCTTTACTTCTCTCCATCCTCCAGCTGCGGAATCCTTTGTAAGAATTTCACGCATTGCTGCAGAAATGTTCATTTGGCAGGATGTCGCGTAACCGATTGCAGTCGAATCTTTATACAAGCGCATCAACGTACCGTTAATTATTCCAGTTGTTGCCATTTTATTATTTTTTAGCTTTTGACAAATCTATATTAACATCAATTTTTTCCAATTCATTCTCATCTTCAAAATACTGCATAGGCATAGGCACAGGAATGTAAATTGGTTGAGGTGCCTCTTGCACTTGTTTCTCTGGCATCTTTTCTACCACAAAGTCATCGTCAAGATGTTCTGCAATGCCATCGGCAACAAGTTGCTTCCCAAAGTCGGAAAGGAATACACCTGTTGCGCCTACTGGCTTGCCGTTCCACGTTTTTATTAATCTTAACTTCATAATTATCGTTTCATTCTTGCCATAAAATCAATACTCATCCAATAAACATTTAAATCAGCATTGTATGCTTGTGAATCAGATGACATATACTTAACTGTCTGCACACTAATATCATTTACTGTACCTACAAATCTGTCTAATCTATTTCTTATAGAGTTAGATAAACTTTGTGTAGTGTCATAGTTGTTTGTATAAACATCTACTTGAAAACTAACTTCTTCAAGATTACTTTGACCATCTTTAAAATCAACTGCAACACTATTAATAATTGTGTAAACACAAAAAGGATAGGTAACATTTTGAGGAGCAATATCTGGAAAGATGCGTAATCCGCAAACACCAGTAACTGCCACATCAGTTGATAGTCTTCCATATATTACTTTACCTATCATAATACTTGCCAGAATTTTTTAGGTCTCTCCTGCATAATGAAAATGCATTCATTACGCATGGTTTTAATTACTTTTTCTCTACTTAAATTTCTTGCTTGTACTACTATTTTATTATACCAGGCTCTTGTACTTCCAAAAACCATGTGAGCATAAAAGCCATTTGTTCCTTCGCTACTATTAATACCTTTATTCATTGTACCTCTTTTATACAATGGCCCTACCGCTCCAACGGCATATCTATATGATTTAAGATTTTTAGATAAATCAATAATAGACTTTCTTAAATTACCTGGTTGTACAATCATTGAAGCTCGATCATTTTCTGACCATCCTTGCATTTTTTTATTACTAAAAGGATTGGTACTAATACGGTGAGGCTTACTACTCACCGGCACTAATGACTTATAAATTTGTAATGCGATAGGAGTAGCTGAATCTATTACTCTACTTCTTTCTTTAACTGTACATTGCTCCATTAACTCTGCAAATTCAATGACCGCATCTGCTAAACCTACTACTCTTAATGACATTCCTTGGAAACTCCTTCTACCTGCGTAGTTAGACTTCTGAAGGTCTTTAAGGTGATTTATTTGTTTAGCTGATAGATATCCCATTACACATAGTTTTGAGCAAATGAACAAAATAAATGCAAATACATATTGTCCTCACTTATCTGGATGTTTTCTATTTGGTAATATTTATTCATCCAAATAATTCTTTGTTGCTCGTTTATGTCAGTTCTATATCGACAGGTAACTCTAACCTGGCTTAATGCTGTTATCTTGCCACCTTCTACCTCCTCCTTGTTTATTCCTTTATAATCTACTAATGCCCACACCTCGGCAAAATTACTCCATGTCTCTGTTCCAAAACCAGTAGTACCAACAGTACGAGAAACACTCTGTACTATTATTCTTTCTCTTAACTTTCCTATTTCTTCTTTTTTGTTGTATCTCATTAGAATAATTGAACTCTATATTGATCTAAAAGATATTGAGAGGCAGTAGGCATCTTTCTCACGTAATCTTCTCTGTTGTCGTAGGTATCAGCAATCATCATTAACATTGCCTGTCTTATTTGCATTGGCACACCGCTTGCCTCACTGCTAAATCCGGCCGTATAAGTTATAGTAACATCATTTATATTACCATACAATGTTGGCCATGTTTTGCCAAATGCAAGGGATAGTCTGCATGGTTTTGAAAAATTATCTACAATGTAATTACTACTATTGTATGTCTGTGTTGTATTTTGGCTGTCTGCATACTGAAAATTAGTAACGGCAATAACTGGAGAAATACTTAAATAAATAATTGGATTTGAAAGCCTATCTAACTTTTCAGTAATAGTTTGAGTAATCAATGCCATGTTAAGGTAACTTTCAGCAACGTGACGAGCTCCAGTAATTAAAGTAGTAATCATTGTATCATCAGCAGATGTATCAACCTTTAAATAGTTTTTTACTTCAGACAATGTCCAAGGTTCTGTTACTGGTGCCGTTGTTACTTTCCAAGCCATTTGATTATATTTTAAAATGGAGGACTATATTTCAAGTCCTCCAGATTAGATCCCCAATGAAATTACAGGTTCTTTAGGTGCTTAATTGCAGCAGTATTAAGCAACTTGCCATCATACCTTGCATACATTAAGAAACCTACTTCCATCTCATCCATAAAACGCTCACGCAATGGCACAAGCACATTGTTGGCAACGGCACGGATAATATATTTACTCCAATCTCCAAAGAAAATAATCTTTGCATCAGCAGCCTGTGCAGATGGTAAATCATTGTTCACAAAGAAGTTGTAACCTAATAATCTGTCTGGTGTACCTTCTCTAAGTGATGGTTGGAACAAAGTAGTATTATTAGTGTCCAAGTTTAACTTTCTAACTGCACTCAAAATCTGGTCATGCATCATAAATGCAGAAGATGGTGAGTTACGGTAAGCAATGTCAACAGAGTGAACAAGGTCAACCAAGTTAGCAGCAGTAAAGGCACCAGTAGATGCAGATTCAACACCGGAAGGTGCAACATCTCTGAATCCTGTTGGTTTACCAGAACCATCACCAGTAGTAAATGCAGTGTTCAACGCTCTTCCTAAACGCTCACCTAACATGATTGGTAATTCACTATTCAATAGACCAAACTCGTCATTTGCCCATTCAACAGATACCTTTACCAACGTGTTACAAACGTGAGCTGCAAATGTCTCTCTTGTAAAGGTCATGTCTTGAACAGTTACTGCCGTTGCCTCTGTATGCCAGTTAGCAGCCGTGCCTGTATCATTAACTTTTGGCCAGTACAATGTACCTGCTTTTGGTGTAGTGATTACACGGCTAACCTGTAACATTGGTCCGTAGTAAGCCATTGTTCTTTCCAACTCGTTTGAGAACTGGTAAGGAATAACATAACCACCTGCCAATCCAGTCTCCGCAGTAGTAATCGTTGCAGTACCACGCATTTCACGGAGTAAACCGCGCTCAGTGTTATTCAACTCTCTCTTTGCAATAGCCTTTATGAATGCAGAGTGATACTCTGGAGACTTAACAATCTCTCTTTGATCCCTTGGCAATGCAGCAAGTGTATCTTCAATAACACTAACTCCTCTTGACTCAGAGTTGATTTCATTCCATCTTTCTAAACGTGAAATTTGGTCTGTATAACTTTTAAAAGAGCTATCTGCTTTATCCCATTGTGCGGATTCGTCGGCGGACATCAATCTACCTTCGGCTGCGGCTCTTTTTTGTAGGTCTTCCATTATTGCGTAATCGGAAGCCCGCTTTTCTCTTAATTCCTTTGCAGTCATTATTTTGTTTTTAATTTTAATAAGTGCAGGGCGTTCCTGCGTAACTCGTTCTGTATATTAATTTCAGATTTAACACATATATCAATAACACTTTGTAATTCTTCATCTACCTTTCCTGCTATCTGTTCATAACTTCGCTTGGCAACCATGGTATCTGGATTAGCAGGATAAGTTACCGGAGAAACATCATATACTTTTTTAATGCCTCGAATAACTCTTTTAGGTTTCATGCCTTCCCTTTCTTGCCAGTCCTCTGCCTCTACACTAAAAGCAAATGATGATTGATAAACATCACCACGTTTAACCATTTCTAAAAGGTCGTTACCTAAAGAAGTATTTGGTGCTTCAAAAGAATATTCCAAAGCATTACCCGTAAGATTTAATTTTAAAGTACCGGATTTAGTTCTGGCTAAAACCATGTTAGCATCGTGATTAAACAATGCTACTACATCTGTCATGTCGGAATTGGTAAATACATCTTGACTCATCTCTTCATCATACCAACCCATGTCATAGGCAGAATTAAACACCGTAGCAGTTCCTACGATGGTGCGAGATTCTGGCATAGCCCTAAACTCATAATTTATACTTCTCTTTTCCATTGTTTCTTCTTTTGACCTTTCGTCCATTATTTTATTAGCCG